CCCCCGGCACCCAGGGCTGGCTGCGCCCGAACCCCCGGCCCGATCCCCGCCACGAGTTTGAACCCTACACGGTCTACCTCCGCCAGCTGCTCCAGGTGGCTACCGAGGACCCCGGCGCGGGGGTCATCTACCCCTACCACGATCGGAAGGATCGGCGCAACCAGCAGATCCGCCTGCACCAGGAGGCGGACCGGTACGGGAAGGCTATCGCGCTCAAGAAGCTGGACGCGAACCACGTCCTGATTACCCTCAAGGGTAACCAGGACGTGTTAACCCATGACCCGCGGCGAAGGTACGAGCTGGACGCCGAGGAGCCGCCGGTATCGACGGTGGAACCGGGCAAGGTCAAGATCCATGGCGGCCCACCCGAGAAGGAACGGCCGGCCGAGGCCGCTGGGTCGATGGAGGAGTTGCTATGAGCCAGCTCCTGGACGACCTTACCAAAAGCTTGCACCAGGTAGAGTTGATCCTACGCGTGGTAGCCATCTTCCTGGTCATCTCCGTGGTCCCCACGGTCATCGCGGTTGCCGCGCTCAACGTGTTCGTCAGAAAGGAACCGTGATGCTAGAAGCCTTACAATCTCCCTGTTGCCATGCCTATGTCGTCTTTCTAGTCCTTTACTGGGTCTACGTGGAGTACGTAGCCAAGCCCAGGAAAAGAAAGGTATAATCGGCACGAGTTAGCAAATTCCCCAAAGGAGAAACCCATGCTTGTCACCGACCTAGCCATCCATCAGTATCCCTGGACACCTAACAACACCTCGGCGGACGTCAACCCCAAGCTCGCCAAGGCCATCATTCCCGTCAACGCCCCGGATGCCCTCGAGGTAACCCTCATCGGCGACGGCCCCTACCAGGGCGCCCTGGTATCCTGTAACCGTCCCATCCCGATCGTTAACGGCTACCCCCTCCGATACTTCCGGGCGGACTGGCGGGTGACCCCTTCCTACACCGCCTCCAGGCTGATCGCCCAGTTCGAGCAGGACTCCATTGGGGTCTGGCCACCACCACCCAGCAGCATCACGACCATAACCAACAAGCCGGACGGGAGCACGCAGCTGAACGCGGGCTACTTCCAGGTTGACAAGGTGGACCCCACGAACCCCCTGAAGCGTGTGTGGGTAAACACGTCAATCAAGGGCCTCTTCGTCCCTGAGGTAGATAACATCTACACGGTAGATTACCTCTTCGACTGGGCCGCTAAGCAGGTCTCCGTGCTGCAGGCCAGGATCGGCACCGTAAAGGTAGCCGCCGCTACGTTTCCGGTTGACGCCTCCTTACAGAAGGTTCCCTTCCAGGATAGCAACTGGGCCTTGTATTTACCTGATCAACTTACCGGGAAGAGCACCGCGTACGGCGAGATTCACGTCCAGGCGCAGATGAACTTCGGGGCTTCGCTGGCTACCCTGTCGTCGGCCACCACCCGATATACCCTGGACCTGTACTGGAGCGACTCTCCCTCATTTTCATAAAGGATAACCATGAAAGTCTCAAAGCCACATGATATCATCATAAGGATACCATCCTTATGATGATATCCAAGATCGAGGTAAGCTTCGCCATCCCGGTGGACCTCACCGAGGAGGAGATGCGGGTCATTGACCTGATCGCCAACCACGCGGCCCGCCGCACCGAGACCAAGGACCGCGTCCACTGGGCGGCGGGCGTTGGCAGCAAGCCCATCTGGTCCAGGTCGGACCATGCCACGGGCATGGTTCGGGGGGAGCCGGACCCCCGTGCCAAGGAAACCGGGGAACCCGACTTTGACGACACGGTCTTCTACGTGGAGACCTGCTGCCGGGAGCGGTACGACACCGAGCCCCTCAAGATCCGGCACGACAGCCTTGCCCTGGACCTCGTGCGGATGCTCCAGCAGGATCGGGATGGCCTCGCGGACCGCCTCAAGGAGGTCCTGCCGACGGTGGAGAACCGCGGCCTGCCGAACCTCGTGGCCCGCATCAGGAAGGCGCTGCGGCTATGAGCGTCGTCCATGGTTTCAAGTGCCATAAGTGCGGTTCCATGCTGGTCCTGCGGGTCAAGGTGCCGCCCGTGTGCCGCGTCGAGGGGTGCGGCGCCCAGATGAGGCCGGTTAAGGCCCGGATGCCGGCCAAGGTCCTAAAGGCGTCGGTTCACCTGTTCAACCAGCGGCACGGGAGTAAACCCCAACAGCCGGAGGAAGCACCATGATCACATGGCTGAAGAGGCTAGTCGGAGTTAGGTCAATACCCGACACACCACCTCCCGAACCTGTCCCGAAGTATATGGAAGGTTGGCGAATGTGCTACTGCTCATTCTGTGACTCTCAGTGGATGTACATGCCGAATGATCCTAACAACCGGCGGTGCCCGTGTGGGGAAGGAAGAAAACCATGACCAAGTTCTGCAACTGTCGTCACGAGGAAAGCCTGCACACCGACAGCCAGGGATGCCTGGGCCGGGCGTGTGATTGCCAGGTCTTCCAGGAGCGGCCCCTCGTGGTCTGCCTGTGTGGGTCCACGCGGTTCTACGACGCGTTCCTTACCGCCAACTATCGGGAGACCATGGCCGGGAAGATCGTCCTTTCGGTGGGGTTCTTCGTCAATTCGGCAGGAGTTCATGGAGAGGGGGTTGGAGTCGATCCGGGCCAGAAAATGGCCCTGGATCAACTCCACAAGCGCAAGATCGACCTGGCCGACGAGGTCCTGGTCCTCAACGTGGGCGGGTACATCGGGGCCTCCACCGCCTCCGAGGTCCAATACGCCACGAGAATCGGAAAGCCCATCCGTTACCTGGAGCCGTTATGATCCTCAAGCTGCTTCGCTGGACCCTTCTCTGGATTATCGTGGGTTCCGTGATTTTCGGAATCGTGTGGGGCATCGAGTCCGTGTCCGACTACGGCTGGGCGCAGATGTGGTCTAACAAACCATGATCATGTCCATTGACTTCGTGTCTACCTTCGTCATCCCCAACCTGGATGATGACGAGGTTCTTGCCCTGCGGGGCGTGGTGATCGGGACCGCCAACCACGATAACCTGGAGCACCCACAGGGCCTGATGTTCGACTACGACCTGACGGCGCTGCCGGTCGAAACCTGCCGCAAGATCACCAAGGCCCTCAACCGGTTTCGGGAAACCCAGGCGGAACGGGATCAGAAGGAGCTGCGGGTTACCACGGGTGGGTCGCAGATATCGGAATCATAAGGAGAAGGTAGAATGAAAGAGCCATTTGACTACACCTCGCTTCAGATTAAAACCACCCGTTATGACGTCAATGACACCACCGGGTTTAAGAATCCTTCGATATATGGCATGTGGTGTAGTTCGCAGGATGTGGCCGAGCTAGAATATGTAAATGAGATTGCGCTTCAACTTTTACGACGAGTGGTTCAATTAGCGCCGGGGTGGCGGGAAGCAATCGTCGAATTGGAAGATTTCTGCTCGGAGCGCGTGCGCCTCAGAAACATGATGGCCGCCGCCGATCAAATCGATGAATGGTTACCGCAAGCTAAAGCGGCCCTCGCCCTAAAATCCTTGGGTTAACCAAGAAAAATTGTTTTGTACAACCACACCCCGAGGGTGTACGATTATCCATCCTTTAATTAACCGAACGAGGGCCATTCAAGACCATGCCACCGCCTGCCTACCCACCTCGGGTATTCAAACCACACCTCCGTCAGATTCTGGAAACCCGCGGCCTTGATCCCCAGCTCTGGGTGATCGCCAAGCTGAGGGTTAGCAACGTTACCGCCAAGCGCATCCTGGATGGATGCGACCTCCGGTTCAGCCGGGCGGTCCGGATCGCCAAGCTCCTGGACCTCGAGCTTACCCACATCTGGCCCGAGGCCTAACCGCCAAAAATTGAGTAATTTTAATGACCATGAAATCACTAAATTTTTGGTGGAGATTCTAATGTTTGTCCTTAACCCTTCCATGTTCCGCTACCCCGCGGAGCCCCACCAGCTCGTGGGGGCCACGGAGCTTGCCAATCACCAGCGCTTCTTCCTGGGTGACGCCCCCGGCGCCGGCAAGTCCAAGCAGGTGATCGACGCGGCGGACTGCCTCTACCTCCTGGGCGAGATCGACACGGTGCTGGTGGTGTGCCCCGCCCAGGTGATGATCGCCTGGCTGGACCCGACCTTTGGGGAGATCATCAAGCACAGCTACGTATTGAGCCTGGTTACCAGGCTCAATTCGGCCCGTCCCGTGATTCCGGATGGACGGGACGACGACGCGGTGGATCGCCGCCTGGTGTGGGCGGTGTGCAGCTTCGAGATGCTCCGCCAGGCCCGCTTCCTTCGGGTCGTGTGCGACGAGCTCCGCGGCCGGCGAAACCTCGTGGTCATCGACGAGTCGCTTCGGGTGGCCAGCTGGGACGCCGAGCAGCACAAGGCGGTTAAGAGGGTGGTCCACACCCACGCCGCCTATGCCTGGGCCTTGAACGGGACCCCGGGAAACCCGGTTCACCTCTATGGGCAGTTTGAGGTTCTGGACTCCAACATCATTGGGTGCCAGAACTTCTACCACTTCCGGGCCAGGTACTGCCGGGTGGCCCCCATCTTCCCCGGTTCCCCCAAGGTCAAGGTGGTGGGATTTGAAAATCGAGACTTGCTCGATTCGAGAATCCGGAACTTCACGTTGCGGCGCACGCCTCCCCTCAGCGTGGAACGGTCCACCATGGCTCCCCTGGGGGCCGCCATGGACGCGTCGACCTGGCGGGTATACAAAGCCATGCGGGACGAGTCCCTGGCCCTCCTGGACCTAGCCGTGGCCCCGGGCGAGGGGCAGCAGGCCCGTGCCCTCAACGCCATGTCCAAGACCATGCGGCTCTGCCAGCTGACCGGCGGGTTCATCGGGGGCGTGGAGCTTGGCCCCCTGGCCCAGGCCGGCCGGGTAGACCCGGTTCGGTGGATGTCCGACCACAAGGTCAAGGTGATCCTCGAGTGGCTCCAGGATCGATGGGACGAGGACGACCAGGCTCGGCCCATCGTGTGGTGCCGGTTCACGCCCGAACGGGTCCGGCTAACGGATCGGCTTAAGGACCTCAAGATCCCCCTGTGGGAGATCGTGGGCGGGCAGAACCGCCGGGAGCGGGATCTGGCAGTACATGAACTAACACCCCTGACCAGGTCCCCTGGTCACGGGGTGTTAGTCGGTCAGCCCCAGGCGGGCGGCCTGGGCCTGACCCTGACCGCGGCCCACGACTCGATCTACTACTCGAGCACTTGGTCATTCGTAGATCGAGATCAAACTGAAGGAAGAACCGCGAGACACGGTCAACAAAAAGACTGCCGGTTCTGGGACCTTTTGGCTACCGGTCCAGATGGTCAGAAAACGGTGGATCACAAGGTTTTAAAGACGGTGCGGGATGGTGGCGATATTGCCCAGTGGACCGTGGAAGATTGGCGGGGAGCCCTGGAGGATATCGGATGATAGTCTACCTCGCTACCAACAAGGTTAACGGTAAATGTTACGTGGGGATCACCTCAGGGTCTCTCCAGGCTAGGATTAACCGTCATGTTAACTGGGGGCCGAACGGTCGGGGATACTTCCAAAAAGCTATCCATAAGTATGGGATAGAAAACTTCTCATTTGAAATCATTGACGGGTCAGGTTCATGGGAACTTCTTTGCAAGAAGGAGATGAAGTGGATCAAGAACCTGAATACTTTATCTCCCAATGGTTACAATCTAACCTTAGGTGGTGAAGGAAGCCTGGCAGGCGAAGAGCTTAAGGCTAGGCTATCCAAGATTCATACGGGAAGGGTATTCTCAAAAACTCACCGGGAAAACCTGTCAAAAAGTAAGAAAGGTAAACCGAGCCCGTTAAGGGGGAGAAGTCTTCCTCAAGATGTCAAGGACAAAATAGGAACTGCTAATAAGGGTAGGAAGCCGTGGACCACTGGCAAGCAGGTTGACCCTAAGGTAGCGGATAAGATCAGGAAATCCCTTATGGGTCATAAGGTGAGTGCTGCTACCCGCCTCAAAATTTCTCAAAATCGATGGGGCTATGCCCTAAGGAGCTCAATGAGCGACCTGCACCAAACTCGACTGGTTCTAAACACCGATGGCGGCGTGGCCATTAGCCGCCATAAGGTTCCTGACCTGGCCCTCAACCCCCAGGCCGTCAAGGCTCGGGTCACCGTGGAGTCCGCGGACCGGGCCGTGATGGCTAAGGTTGCGGCGATCGTGGCGGAGGTCCTGAGACAACAATGACGGATCTTAACGCCTGGACCAACCCCGATGGATCTCAGTGGTACTACTGTAAAGGTCCTATCTTCGTCTTCCGGTTGACGAAGTCGTCCTCAACCTGGCCCGACGGGATGGGTCTCTTGGCCTCGGTTGAGGTGTTCCTAGTTAGCGATGTCTCTGCCGAGCTAGGTAGCAACAACATCGACATCCACCCCTCGACCAACGTCCAATTAAAGGCATCATTCCAGGGACGGTGGGATATCGACGCGGTGAACACGGCCAAGGACTGGATAGAGCAATTCCATACTCGACTGGTGGAAGCGGTACCTCACCCAAAGCTTGAGATCCACCATGGACCCTTCCCGCCCGGTCACGTTCCGGCTGACCACGTGGTCCTGGCCAACGCCACCCAGGTCGGCGGTAGCCACTACAAGAAGGTTAAGATCGAGCCCTGGGACTACATCACCGCCAACGGCCTCGGCTTCCTGGAGGGGAACGCCATCAAGTACCTGACCCGGTTCCGGTCCAAGAATGGGGTAGAGGACCTTAAGAAAGCTCGCCACTACCTCGACAAGCTTATTGAGGTGGAATCAGCTAAAGCTGACTCCGATGAAGGAGAACTATGAGAATCGTACAGCCCTATGCCCGTCTGCTGGAGCCGGAGCTGCTCCAAACCGCCTTAAGGCGGGTTGAAGCAGCCGGGCGCGTCAGCCACCGATCCGAGGAGGACCAAAAGGAAACCACCTGGGATCGCTTCATCCGCTCGGTTGTCATGAACCATGGCGACTGGTCGATCGTCGAGCACGTCACGGCCTCCGTGGAGCTCTACGTGGACCGCGGCATCACCCACGAGATCGTGAGGCATCGCCTGTTCAGCTACACTCAGGAGTCAACGAGGTTTGTCAACTATAAGAATAAGATGCCGCCGAGCTTCGTGTACCCGGACGTCGGAATTGAATGCCCCGAATGCCTTCATGGAAATGAGGTAGCCTACTACCATGGGCCTCATGAACGGGACTCCACCAGCGACCGGGAGGACGACCCTCCTCGAGGGTGGCAGCATAAGGCTTCAGCGGTTCCTGGTAGTCATCCCGCGGGGTGGGTACCGTGCAACTATGATCCGGTTTGGCTCAGCTCCATCCATGAGGCTGAGAGGGGGTACCGGAGGCTTCTGGAAGACAAGAGGTGGCCTCCCCAGCTGGCCCGCTCGGTCTTCCCCAATGCCCTGGCCTCCAAGGTCATCATGACCGGGAACCTCCGGTCGTGGCGCCACTTCCTCAGGATGCGGACCACCAAGGAGGCCCATCCCCAGATGCGCCAGGTTACGGTACCGCTCCTTGAACAATTTCAAGGAGCGGTACCAATCCTCTACGAGGACCTCATACCCAACGCCCGCCAGGCGGACAACGTCCGGCTCCCATGCTAGGGGAGGAAGGTAAACCCATGTATGACTACTCGGCGTACGAGGCGGAGCTCCGGGGGAGCGCCATGGAGATCCGGCTTACCCGTTCAAGGGAGGAGCCGGAGGACCTCAAGGTGCTCGTGACCGGCAAGGATGTCAACGAGGTGACTCGAATTGCTGAGGCAATTCGCGTTATCCTCAGAGGCGGCCGCGAGAAAATCGCGACCACCAAGGAGAAACCCAATGGGAAAGTGGTCCGGCCTAAAAGATAAGTTCACGGCCTTCGTTCAGGACCCCACCTACCAACAGAAGGTGGACCTGGAAAAGAAGACCCTAGCCAAGCTGTCTCGGGTGCTGCGGTGCGCGAAGTACGCGGCCTTCAAGAGGCTGAAGGAAGCCGCGGAGGACGAGATCGAAAAGCTGAATGTCAAGCTTGAGGCACTAAGCCAGCTCCTGGTCGACGACCTGGAGGGTGAGGCGGAGACCAAGATCACCAACGATACCGGCACCTTCAGCATCAAGGATGAACCCTACCCCAGCGTTAAGGACAAGCTCGCCTTCCACGCCTGGGTGCGGTCCTCCGGCCAGGAGGAAATTCTCACGGTTAACTACATGACGATGTCGGCCATCGTCAAGGCCAAGATTGAAGCGGGAGAAGAGATCCCGCCCGGGGTTGACGTGTTTATCAAGACGTCGATCCGGTGGACCAAGCCCCGTGAATAAAAGGTAGTTATACCTTTTATTCACGGCCGGGGTAAACCCCGGAAAAACTTTAAACAACCTCAACCACGAAAGGATCACGGTATGCCAGCACCAACCAAGAACCAACCCACCCGGGGCGAGATCGTCAAGCCCTCTAACACCTCGCTCGCCGCCCAGGAGCAGGTACCCGAATACCTCCGGGGCCTCGCTCGTGAGGGTCAGGAGGAGATGGACCGGAGCGACTTCACGCTGCCCCGGATCGCCATCGCCCAAACCCTCTCACCCGCCCTCAAGAAAAACAAACCCCAGTATATCCCAGATCTGGTCGTAGGCCAGATGTACAACACGGTGACGAAGGAGATTTACGGAGAGGAGATCACCTTCGTCGCCGTGATGTTTGCCAAGGCCCGCATCTACTTCGAGGACATCAACAAGGGCGGCGGCATCCTCTGCCAAAGCCAGAACGGGGTCAATGGCGGCCACCTGTCACCGGCCTCCTGCGACGCCTGTTCCAAGAGCCAGTTCCTGGACGGGAATACCCCCGAGTGCAACAAGTTCATGAACTACCCCGGCTTCGTCCTGGACCCGAAGACCAAGGCAATTCGTAGCATGGCCGCGGTAAGCCTGAAGTCCACCGGGGTCAAGATCGCCAAGCAGTGGAACTCGGTCATCCGCATGTCGAACCTCCCCACCTACGGCATCACGTACAAGATCTCGGTGATCGAGGACTCGGCCAACGGCAACGACTTCTGGAACTACAAGATTGATCGGATTGGGTTTACCCCCGAAACTCTGATCGTGCAGTGCCAGAACCTCTACCAATCCCTCAAGGCCCAGGGTGTCAAGGTGGACCTCGAGGATGCGGACGAACGGGCGGACTTCAACACCTCGGAGATGTAGAATGGCCAGCTTCCCGTACTTGGAAGCCGGTCATGGCAGGATAAGGAGAACCCAGATCCTTCCATGACCGACTTTCGGGACCTCTTCACGGGGAGCGACCAAAGCTTCGGCCAGCTGAGTACCGATGGCCGCGCCTGGACGGTAAAGGGGCGCGGGCCATCGGATGCCGACTACCAAGACCACCTCGAGGGTATACGGGGCCTGGGACTTGTGCCGGTTGCGCTCAACGGGATGTGCAAGTTTGGCGCCCTCGACATCGACGTGGACACAATTGACCATAAGGCCCTGTGGGTCAAGGTCAAGCACCGGGGGTTACCCCTATCCGTTTGCCGGTCCCGGTCCGGCGCGGCCCACCTGTACGTGTTTTTTGACAAGCCACGGCCGGCCCCCGAGGTTCGAAAGATCCTACGGGCCTGGTCGGGGCTGCTGGGTTACCCCAAGTGCGAGGTGTTTCCCAAGCAGGACCACATTCAGAAATACGACCCGAAGCGGGACGACGACAAGAGCCTGGGGTCCTGGTTGAACCTCCCCTACTTCGGTGGGGACAACACCACCCGGTACGCGGTGGACCAAACGGGTCCGCTCGACCTGCAGCAGTTCCTGGGGCAGGTCGAGTTCTACGACCCGGACAAACCCATCAACCAGGAGCTTCCCCAGCTGGACGAGAACCACCTGGGACAGATGCCGCCCTGCCTGGAGGCCCTGATGCGAAACGGGCTGCCCGAGGGCCAACGGAACTCGGGGCTGCTAAACTTCGGGGTCTACTTCCGCAAGGCCTTCCCGAACGACTGGGAGTCACGATTAAGAGCGCACAACCGGGATCACGTCAAGCCTCCCCTGGACGACCGGGAGCTGGAGCAGACGGTTCTTAAAAGCCTCAACCGCACGAAGTACTCCTACCTGTGCCACGAGGAGCCGATCAGCAGCCGGTGCGATCGCCAGGCCTGCCTCAAGCGGGAGTTCGGGATCAACCACCGGGCCTCGCAGGAGAAGGGGTTCTACGATGAGATGGTGGTTTACAACCTCCGCAAGTTCGACACCACCCCACCCCGTTACCGGGTGGAGGTCAACGGGGTTGACCTCGAGTTTGCGAGCGAGGAGCTCCGCAACTACCAGACCGGGTTCAAGCCCATGGTGTTTGAGCGGTTGAACCTGCTACTGAGGCCCATGAAGCAGGACATGTGGGACAAGCAACTGAGAGAGTTACTCAGAACTCTCGTAGTGATCGAGGTTCCCGATGACGCCTCGTGGCAGGGGGTCGTCCTGATGAAGGTCTGGGAGTTCACGGCCATGGCGGACCGGGCACGGAGGCAGGAAGATATCCTGAAGGGCATACCATGGCGAGGCCCCGCGGAGCACGGCCCCAATGGTTTATCGGGGCCGTCGTCTTCGACGACCTCACCTGTGGTGTGGTTCAGGGTCGCCGACCTCCAGCGCTACCTGATCTCTAACAAGATCACCATCGAAACCCAGCGCCTCTTCACCCTCCTCGAGGAGGAGGGTGGGAAGTACCAGGAGGCGGTTATCAAGGGTAAGAAGACCAACCTATGGGGGCTGCCCGACACCGTGGGGAGCCGCCAAACCGAACCATTCACCGAGCCGGCCAAGCCGGAGAAGGTAGAGGACCAGCTATGACGTCCATCCTGTGCCAGAAGAAGGTAATCCTCGAGGGGACCAACGACATGGCCAACACCTACTGCATGAAAACCGCGGGACACGAGGGCAAGTGCGAGCCCGATTACGTGGTCGTCCGCATCCCCAAGGAGCAGGCCGTGTTCCTTCGGATGTTCCTAGACCAGGCCGTGGATGGGATGAAGCAGGCCTGCACCCTTAAGGAAGCCGAGGACACCGCGGTTCAGGCGATCTTCATCAGCGTGAAGACCTTGATCGACCAGCTACCGAAGGGAGACGTATGAACCTGTCCCAGTTCATGAACGACGAGGTTCAGTGCTCCGACCTCCGCACCCTCGTGGCGGAGTTCCTGGTCGTCACCGAGGCCAATCGGATCGACGTCTTCGAGTGCCCGGTCTGTGGGGAGGACCTGAGGAAGACCTACCAGCAGCTCCTGACCCCCGGCCGGGGGAACTGCAACTGCTGCAAGCTGGGCATCCAGATGGTCCACACGGTAAACCATGTGGACCATCCGAATTGCTCGGTCCAGATAACCTACCCCGTCTCCCTGGCCGACCCGGAGCTGATCAAGCGGCTCCGGCGGGCCTGGGTCCACCTCCACGGCACGGTCCTGGCCAGCCAGCAGGAGGGGATTGACCTGGAGCGGTGGATCGGGGAGGCGAAGGAGATCATGGATAAGTACAACGCGTCACGACGACCTCAATGACCCCGAGGTCGTCGCATTACCACAGTTACCTAAAATAATTGTGCCGGGAGGCTCAACTTGGGGTATACTGAATCTGCCGCTACCCACGGCATGGAGAACCAAATGACATCTCTGGAACAGCAAGGCAAGGACATCCTCGAGGCGGTAGACCACAATCAGGTGTGTCCTTATATTACGGACAGTGTAGCAGCCGCCGTCAAGGCTTACGTGGATGTGATGCCTCGGACTGGGCTTAGCCGAATTTGCTACCACTTTGTGGGACAGGTACTTCGTCATGAGGTAAAACAGGCATGACTAGCCGCGCCCTTAAGTCGAACGGCCAGGGCCAAGGTATGAACTGGATTCGGCCGGCCAAGCGTCTGGCCATCTACCTGAGGGATGGCCTGGCCTGCGTCTACTGCGGGGCGTCAATCGAGGGTGGAGCAAAGCTCACCCTCGATCACCTGAGGCCTTACTGCTCAGGTGGGACGAACGCCGAAACCAACCTCGTGACCTGCTGCCACACCTGCAACTCCGCTCGGGGTAACCGGTCATGGAAGCTGTTCGCCGTCAAGGTATCCGCCTACCTGAACCACGGGGTTAAGGCCGAGGTCATCGTGGCCTTCATCCAGCTGACCCGGTATCGGGAGCTGGAGGTCCAGGCCGCGGCCGACATCATCCGCCACCGGGGCGGGTTTAGCCAAGCGCTGTATGGAGGTAAACCATGACCTGGTTCATTATCTTTATGATCATCAACCTCGCGGACCTAGCAGCCTTCATACTGCTAGATCGTGATGACGTTCAAAAGTGGCACGATTGGCTGCCGTACGGGTCTCTCGTGCGATTCACCGTGTTAGTTATTCACTACTGGTAGGAGGGACAAATGCCAGCTAAGAAGAGACCAGAGTCATCGACACCACTTCCTTCGGGGATCTTGGTGGAGGACACCAAGTACCCTACCAACCTCGACAACCGAGTCTACGGTCAGGACTTTGACCTATGGCTCATAACCGGCCTGGGGTGGGTGATCCCTACCCTCCTCATCCGCAACCCCGGTAGCCGGTCCAGGCCGGGAGCCGCGGCCCGTACCTATGCCATCGGCGTCGAGGATGGCAAGCAATACCGGGTGGGGCTAGGACCCCATGTCACCCGCCAGGCTCACGTCTACGTGACCACCCATAACCAGGCC